CGGTGACATGTATCATTTCTTGTCGCATTCCATGGATCACTTGGTCACGCCGAATCATAAAATGGTGTACCATACACAGTATACCTACGATTGGAAGGTATGCACGGCGGAAGAGTTTGGCGAGACTGGTAAGATCATTCCAGTCAGTGCCGAGAATAGTCTACCTGACTATCCTGTCAGCGATGACATGCTCAGATTGATGGTGTGGATAGTGGCTGATGGATCACTCTCGCATAATCGCGTGCGCTTTGGCTTCAAGAAGGAACGTAAGATTGAGCGCCTCACGGCTCTTCTCACGCGCATGGAAATCCCGTTCCACATCCATCAGCGGGATGATGGAGTCACCCGTATGGCTTGTGACAATCCCGGCCTGACGAAGTTCATTCCTGAGTACTACAATCAGCTTTCTGCGCGTCAGGGGCGGATTGTCCTAGAAGAGTATTCCTATACGGATGGGTCTCGAACCCACGGGGATGACCGTCACTATCAACTGAGTTCTAATGTCAAGGCTAACATCGATCGGCTGCACCACATTGCAATCGCAAGTGGTTGTAAAGCGAACCAATGCTCACACACAAAAGAGCGGTATTCCCCCCAGTACTTTCTAAGCGTTCGCCCAGGCGTGACAGAGACACGAAGTGACTATGCCCGCCAAAAAACCTTCTACGAAGGAAAGGTGTTCTGCTTCGAGACACCGAATCATACGCTGATCGCGCGACGTAATGGCAAGGTATTGATCTGCCAAAACAGTAACCAAGCGGAATGGCAGACATTCAAAGGGAATCCCAACAACGAAGCCTTCATCGATCGCATATGCGTAATCAAAGTTCCTTACTGCCTCCGGGTCAGTGAGGAAGAGAAGATTTACCGCAAGATGCTGGATGATTCTGACCTCAAGACGGCACCCTGCGCGCCGTCCACGTTGGAGATGATGGCGCAGTTTTCCGTGCTCACCCGGCTGCGACCGCATGAAAACTCTACGCTGTGGAGCAAGATGTGCGTCTACGACGGGCAGAACATCAAGGAGACTGATCCACGCGCCAAGAGTGTCCAAGAGTATCGTGACGCTGCTGGCGTCGACGAAGGAATGGACGGCACCTCGACGCGGTTTGCCTTCAAGGTGTTGTCGGCGACGTTCAACTATGACTCGACCGAAGTCGCCGCTGATCCAGTGCACCTGATGTTCACCTTGGAGAAGGCGATCATCCGGGAGCAACTAGGCAAGGATACCGAAGCCACCTACCTTGACTTCATCAAGAGTGAGTTGTCACCGCGCTACGCCGAGATTATCGGCAACGAGATTCAAACCGCGTATCTCGAAGCCTATGATGATTACGGTCAAACCTTGTTCGACCGCTACATCACCTATGCCGATCACTGGATGGATGAGATCGACTTCAAAGATCCGGATACCGGCACGATGTTTGATCGCGAGTACCTCAACAACGAGTTGGAGAAGATCGAGAAGCCAGCCGGGATCGCCAATCCCAAGGACTTCCGCCAGGAGAGCGTCAAGTTTGTCCTGCGGCAACGCGCCAAGGAAAAAAACGTACGCTGGACCTCCTACGAGAAGCTCAAAAAGGTCATCGAGAAGAAGATGTTTGCCTCGGCTGAAGAACTGATTCCGATCATCAGCTTTGGCACCAAGTCGTCATCTGAAGATCAGAAGAAACACGACGAGTTCGTCGGACGTATGATGAAGCGAGGCTACACAGCGATTCAAGTTCGTCGTGCCGTCGAGTGGTATCTCCGTATTCGTAAGGCGCAATAACATGCTCAGATTTACCATTACTGACCGCAGACTCAATCCGAACGGCAAGAGTTTGCCCAATCGGCAGCGCTTCATGGAACGTGTAAAGCAGTCGGTGCGTGAAGCGGCCAATCGCTCGATTAAGGGGCGGGATATCAACGATCAATCCGATGCCGAGGTCTCGATTTCCAGGGACGGTATCGATGAGCCGCAATTCGAGTACGACGCCAAGAAAGGCATCTGGGACTACATCCTGCCCGGCAACAAGGAGTATTCAGTCGGCGACACCATCGACAAGCCACCGGAAGGTGGCGGTCGAGGTTCCCAAGGCAGTCCAGATGGTGATGGCGAAGACGACTTTCGGTTCTACATCTCCTACGACGAATTCGTCGATGCCATCCTGGAAGACTTGTCATTGCCGGATATGATTAAGGAGACGCAGAAGCAGACCGTGAGTTTCACCATGCGACGGGCGGGCTACACGACAGTCGGTGCTGCCAGCAACCTCGCGCTGGAACGCACGATGATCCACAGTCTGGGTCGACGCATCTCGCTGAAGAAGCCGAAGCTGGTGCGGATTGAGCAGCTTGAGGAGCAACTGGCCGAGGAAGATGACGAGGAAGTTCGCGCCCGAATCGAGGATGAGATCACCACGCTGAAAGTGCGAGCCAACGCCATCAACTTCATGGAGAAGGCTGACCTCCGCTACAACAACTTCGTCAAGCAGCCGAATCCGATGACCAAGGCGGTCGTCTTCATGTGTATGGACGTGTCGGGATCGATGACCGAACGCGAGAAGACGATCGCAAAGAAGTTCTTCGTGCTTTTGTACTTGTTCTTACAACGCAAATACAAGTATACCGACGTGGTGTTCATTCGCCACCATCATACCGCGGAGGAATGTGATCAAGAGACCTTCTTCCACAAGCCAGAGACCGGCGGCACCGTGGTCTCAACGGCGTATGACGTGATGCGTGAGGTGATCCGCGATCGCTACGATGTAAATGAATGGAACATCTATCTGGCACAAGCATCCGATGGCGACAACACCGACTCAGATGGCCACTGGTGTCAGATGAAGCTCGGCGCGATGTTGCCGTGGCTGCAATACGCCGCCTATATCGAGATTGGCAAGCCACCGTCTGATTACTTCAATGCGTCGGAGACTTCGTTGTGGAAGACCTTCGGCTTCTTGCAAGCCAAGTTTCAAAATGTGGTGCGCCGCAAGCTGACCGATGAGAAGCAGGTGGTGGAGGTGTTTCGTTCTCTCTTCCAACAGGATGCTGGGAAAGTAAAGACGGCATAAAGGGATCATCCATGACATATCTTTGGACCAACCCTGAGTGGTCATTTCCGCTGCTTGAGAAGGTTTACAAAGCTATTGAGGAGATCGCCATCGATGAGATGGGTCTCGACCCCTACCCGGCGCAAATCGAGATCATCACCTCGGAACAGATGGTCGACGCCTATACCAGCATCGGGCTGCCGATCAACTATCATCATTGGTCGTTCGGCAAGCACTTCACCCGACAATGGGATGCGTATCAGCGAGGCATGCAATCACTGGCCTATGAGATCGTGATCAACTGTGATCCGTGCATCACCTATCTCATGGAAGAGAACACCATGACGATGCAGGCGCTCACGATTTCGCACGCCAGTTTTGGCCACAGTTGCTTTGACGACGAAACAGAAATTTTGACTGTAAACGGCTGGAAAACTAGAGAAGCTATTTTGGATGATGAAGTCGTAGCAACACTCAATCGCGAAACACGGCGTATCGAGTATCACCAAATAGAACAGAAGTTTGAGTACGACTATGATGGCGAACTCTGTCACTTCGAGAGTAGCGCAATGGATCATCTGGTGACACCTAACCATAAGATGGTTTATGAATCCGCCGCAGGTTACCTGCGTGAAATCGAAGCGCAAGCGTGGACGCAAACTGGTACTTCCGCTATAGTTTCTGGCACTCGTGAAAACGATGATGACAATATAAACTACACTGACGATGAACTGCGCCTGCTTGTCTGGTGCATGGCAGATGGTTCTTGCGAATACGTTCATAAAGGCGGGATGATCGCTTACTGGCGGTTCCATCTGAAGAAACAGCGCAAAATAGATCGATTGTCCTTGCTGCTCGATAAGCTGAACATCGTCTTCACTCGCAGCCCTCTAAGTTCTTCAGGAACAACGAAGATTGCGCTCCATCTCGATACACGATTTACAAAACTTCTGCCCCCGAACTTCCGGGTATCAACCCGTCAATTTGATATCCTAGTAACAGAATGGCTTCATACAGATGGTTGCTTCCAGCAGAAGGATGTTGAATGCGCTAACGGATCGGGAACAATCTTCACGAATTCCAAACATCAAGTGGACAAGCTACAAGAGCTAGCCGCCATTTGCGGAGCCAAGACTTGTGCCTCGATGTGCGAGAACGGGACATATAGATTACATATTCGCCTTGATGTTCAAACCGTTCAACAATGTTCCTCGCCACTGAAGGGTATGGTGCCCTACAAGGGCAAGGTCTGGTGCGTCTCGGTCCCTAATCATACGTTAATCTCTCGACATAACGGCCATGTGCTCATAACGGGGAACTCGTTTTTCAAGAACAACCATCTGTTTCGTGAGTGGACCGACGCCTCATCGATCATCGACTACCTAATCTTCGCTCGCAACTACATCCACGATTGTGAGGTGCGCGAAGGCGCCGCGGAGGTCGAGAGCTTTCTCGACGCCTGTCACGCCCTGATGAACTATGGCGTGAACCGCTACAAGCGTCCCAGCAAACTATCGATCGCCAAGGAGAAGGCGCGGCAGGAGCAACGCGATGCCTATCGCCAGTCGCAGGTCAACGAAGTGTTCGACACAGTGATGCATGATCCGCGCGCGAAGGTCGACGAAGCGCCGAAGAAGAGGATTCCGGCCCAGCCGGAGGAGAACATCCTCTACTTCTGCGAAAAGTTTTCACCAGATTTACCGGTATGGAAGCGCGAGATCATTCGCATCGTTCGCAAGATGTCGCAGTACTTCTACCCACAGGGTCAAACTAAAGTGACGAATGAAGGGTGTTTAGTCGAAGGTAGCCTAATCGAAACAAGTGATGGGATGATACCCATTGAAGAACTTGTGCGTCAGCAAAGAGTCACCGCAGTCTGGGACGGCGATAGTTGGCGCAAAGTGTATGATTGGTTTGAGAATGAACCAAAGCGGCGAATCAAGATCATCACCCATCATGGATATGAAATCCACGGAGGAGCGGACCACGAGATCCTAGTTGATGGTGTATGGAAACAGCTTGACCAGCTACAAGTCGGAGATGAACTACCGATTGCATACCAGCACGCAGTCTTTGCGCAAGACTATGCTGATTTGCCGCCGGTTCAATGGGCATTACGGCCTACAGAGCGTGAAATCGCTGCTGTAACCAATATGAGGCCAAGCTACTACCGTAGTGTGCTCAACGGGCGCCATGCTTGCAATCCTGAAAGAATGCAAGACTTCTTGTTGTATCAGCAATTGCACGAACAGTATGTGCTTGGTCAGCCATGTGATCATGGCACTGAAGCTATGACTATTTGCCCAACCCATCTTGATGAAGAGTTTGGATACTGGCTAGGGGTTCTTGTAGGCGATGGCTCCATGTCGGAGAAGTCTCGCCACGTTGCTATCGTTAACTCCGATCATGAATTGCTCTTCAACTGGCAACGAATTGGTGAGAAGCTGTTTGGGATGTCCGCAGGGCATCGCATAGAGCCTACCAAGGTGCGAGTGTTCTTCTATTCATTGACATTGATACAGTGGCTACACAATCACCTTGATATTAAGATCGGTTATGCGGCTCCGATGAAGGAAGTTCCATCTGCAATCCTTCGATCTCCGAGATCGGTCGTTGCTTCATTCTTGCGAGGGCTGTTTGATGCAGACGGATGCGCACCACGGACAAGAGGCGGGCAAGTTGTTTACATCAGTCGCAGTGAGAAACTTGCCAAAACGGTGCAACATCTCCTGTTGAAGTTCGGTGTCATCTGTCGGATTAGACTTCAGAATGACCTGTGTTACCGATTGACGATCACTGGTCAAGATGCCGCAATCTTTGCTCGCGAAATCGGGTTCGGTTTGAGTCGCAAGCAGGACATCTTGGAAGCCAAGATCGCCGAGAGTAAATGGCGACGGAAGCGAAAGATCACGACCAAAATCGTTGGAAAGACAGAAGACTATGGCGTGACCTTTGACTTTAGTGTGGACGAAACTCATCGCTACACAGCAGGTGCGTTCCTCCACCACAACTGTGCGACCTACACTC